ATGGGCTGTTTCAACGAGGGTTTCACTACTAAAAACGACTATTCTAGGAGTTTTAGTAATGCAAAAAGCAGTTTATCCAGTGGAACTATTCATCAATTGTTTGCTATACGTAATCCAATTACAGATAATAATATCATTAACACCAGAGAAATCATTATACAGGATGTTTCGGTTGCACACCAAGGCAACGACCCTATAGAAATATTGTTTTTTCTAAATGCCAATTTGGCCACAGGCACACAGACTTACATAGAACTGCCGGAAGCCATTCCCACAGTCAGTACCACAACAGGCACATTTACTACCACCAACAACACACCAATAGCCAGTTTTGTTGCTGGCATTAATGGATATCAGCAATACGACTTAGAACCATATAGAGTCACTGTGGCTGCTGGAGACACTGTGTCAGTGGCAGTGCGATCTGGACAGTCAATTAGTCAAGTTGCTGGTGCCATAGTTTGGATAGCAGACTAATTGACTATTCACGGTTTTTGCTGTATAATCACAATTAATGTTTAATACTGTACAGGACTCTGTCCTTAGTTTACTGCCTCAGAAACGACGCCGTAGCCAAAGTGGTTGGCTGAGTTTCAATGCGGTCTGTTGCAGTCACAGAGGTGAATCAGCAGACACACGTCAACGTGGTGGTGTAATGACACAGCCTGATGGTGCGGTTAGCTATCACTGTTTTAACTGCCAATTCAAAACTGGCTATAAGCCAGGAGCGCCTTTGGGATTCAAATTCAGACGTTGGCTCAAATGGTTGGGTGCTGATGATGCAGAAATAAACCGTTTGGTCATAGAAGCACTGAGAGTCAAAGACTTGGTGCAGCCAGAAAGTCAAGAACCCGAACCTATAGACATAGACTTTGACGTCAGACAGTTGCCCAGTGAAGCCAAAAGTTTTATGGCCCTAGCAGACTTTTATGAACTCAATGAGTGGCGTGACGTACCCACAGCCTACAAAGACAGTGTGGCCTATGTACACAGTAGAAACATAGACATGCAACGCTATGAGTTTTACTGGACTCCGGAAGTAGAACACAAATTGAGCCATAGAGTCATTGTGCCGTTTTACTACAAGCGAAAAATTGTGGGTTGGACTGCTAGAGCACTGAACAGTGGTATACGACCCAAGTACCACAGTGACCATCCCAGCAACTTTGTGTTTAACTTAGACCAGCAACACTACGACAACAAGTTTGTCATAGTCTGTGAAGGTGTGTTTGATGCACTGGCCATAGACGGTGCTGCAGTGCTGGGTGCAGACATCACAGAGTCACAGGCAGAACTGATTGAAAGTTTGGGTAGAGACATTATAGTCGTTCCAGACTGGGACTCTGCAGGCAGCAAATTAATAACCAAAGCTGTAGAGTATGGATGGGCAGTAAGTTTTCCTTTGTGGAGAGAACAGGCCAAAGACATCAGTGAAGCAGTTACTAAGTTTGGAAAACTGTATGTGTTAAAAGACATATTAAATAATCGACAGTCAAATAGCCTTAAGATAAAATTATTGTGCAAATAAAATCCATTCATGTTGAGTTAACTAACAAGTGTTATTTGAAATGCGAACGCTGTTCCAGGACAACGTTTATTAATTCAATGGGCATAGAAAAATGGAAAAACGTCGACATCAACTTGTCTAATCTTCAAAACTTCATTGACATTGATTTAGTAGGAATCACAGTTATACTATGTGGGAATTATGGTGATCCCATATACTATCCTCATTTTATAGATACTATTAAATGGATAAAAGAAAACAAAGGTCGAGTTAAAATAGAAACAAATGCTAGTTATCAAGATAGAGAATTTTGGCAGACTGTGACTGCATTGTTAAATGAAGAAGACATTGTTATATTTTCCATTGACGGAATACCGGAAAATTTTACAAAGTATAGGAAGAATGGAGACTGGTCGTCTATCAGCCTTGCTCTGTCGGAAGTAGGCCAAAGTAATATACATTCGATTTGGAAATATATACCGTTTAGTTTCAATGAGCACACAATAGCAGATGCAAAAAAACTTGCTGCTAGCTACGGCATAACTGAATTTTGGTTAACACCCAGCGATAGATTTTTTGATAACGATTGGCTAAAACCCAAAGACAACTATGTAAATGACAAGTATCAATCTATAGTACATTGGAAAGACAAAAAAGCCGATTTATTGGATATTGACCCAAAATGCCATAGCGGCAATGAACACTATATTTCTGCAGATGGTTATTATTTGCCCTGTTGTTATGTGGGTGATTGGAGATTTTATTATAAAACAAAATGGTATCAGCAACGCGGAACTTATAATATAAGTAAAACTACACTATCTCAAATAATAAAACAAGAACAAGATTTTTTTCAAAACATTGTAATTGACAAACCAGATTATTGTACGTATAATTGTCCTAAAATATGAGTAAAGAATATACAACAGAACTACAGAAACTATTTTTAGAAATGGTCATGCAAAACCCTGAAAGTTATCTAAGGGTGCAGAACATTTATAACCATGAAAACTTTGACAGAACACTACGCAGTGCTGCCAAGTTTATCAGTGAACATGTCAAAGACCATAATGCCATGCCCACTGCAGAGCAGGTTGAAGCAGTAACGCAGGTACAGTTACGACCAGTACCAGACTTGCAAGACAATCACTATGATTGGTTTATGACAGAGTTTGAAGGATTTACTCGCAAACAGGAACTGGAGCGAGCAATTCTTAAATGTGCAGACATGCTGGAAAAGGGCGACTATGATCCAGTAGAAAAAATCATCAAAGACGCAGTACAGATCAGTTTGACCAAGGACATGGGCACAGACTATTTTGAAGATCCCAGAGCCAGGTTAATGAAGATTAAATCTAACAACGGACAGGTCAGCACTGGTTGGCCCACAATGGACAAACGCTTGTTTGGTGGCATGAATCGAGGCGAGCTCAATATTTTTGCAGGTGGTTCGGGCAGTGGTAAATCCTTGTTCATGCAGAACATTGCTATTAACTGGATCACACAGGGACTTAACGGTGTGTTTTTAACGCTAGAACTTAGTGAAGAACTCTGTGCTATGCGTATGGATAGTATGGTAGCCAATGTCAGCACTAAGGAGATTTTCAAAGACTTAGACACTATCGAAATTAAACTTAAGATGGTAGGCAAAAAGTCTGGAAAAATGCGTATCAAATACATGCCCGCACAGAGCAACGTTAATCAAATACGTGCTTACTTAAAAGAACTAGAAGTGCAGACAGGACAGAAAACAGATTTTATTATGGTAGACTATTTGGACTTGGTTATGCCGGTTAGTGCCAAAGTGTCGCCCAATGACTTGTTTGTTAAAGACAAGTATGTGTCGGAAGAACTACGTAACTTGGCCAAGGAGTTTAACATCTTAATGGTAACTGCGTCGCAGTTGAATCGTAGTGCGGTAGAAGAAATTGAATTTGACCACAGTCATATTTCGGGTGGTATTAGTAAGATTAACACTGCTGACAACGTGTTTGGTATCTTTACAAGTCGTGCAATGCGTGAGCGTGGCAGATATCAAATACAGTTAATGAAAACTCGTAGTTCAAGCGGTGTAGGACAGAAAGTAGACTTAGACTTTGACCTAGAGTGTTTGCGTATTACGGATCCAGGCGAGGAAGCACAGGGCACACCTGGCAGTTTGAAGCCACAGACTGGCAGCATCATGGCTCAGATCAAAGCTAAGAGCACAGTAGAAGAAGATATGGATGCAAAGCCTCAACGTGCTACAGGTACACCTGTGTGGGAGCAACAACCACAGGTAGCAGGAGAAGCACAAAGCACAAAACTCAAACAGATGTTAGCAGGACTTAAAAAAGTAGAATGATTAGTAAACAGTTACCTAAAATTACGCCTCATTGCGGAGAATATTATAATAAATGGGTAGGGTGTGACAAAGAACTGCTTGCAAAATCCAAATACATTTATTTAGACGATCATATGCCTCCAAGTTTTGATTTTAAAATTTCCATCGACCATAAACTTGGATATTTTAAAAATTCTTATGCTGACTTACTTGAATCTATTGGAGTTGATTATAAAGATAAAGTTTTTTTTGTAGAAGGGTACCATAATTTAGAATGCTTTGAACATGTTTTACCTGACATTTCTAGATTTTATTTTCTAAATACTGCGGTACAATTTCTAAATAAATTTAGCACTTTTGTTAAAATAACTATAAAACCCGCAAATAGAAAGTTTAGTTTTATGTCAAACAAACCTAGACCACAACGCATGTTAATATCGGCGGTATGTCAAAATCTATTTGATATAAACACAATCGATTATACTTTTATTGAGAATTCTATACAAAATATAATAGTTGATGAATTACTGGTTGATACAGAATATAATTTTATAAACCAATGTTTAAAACAAAATTGGATAAGAACAGAAAATAGTGAAAGTTTATATGATTTAGGAATAAATTTCTACAAAAACTACAGTGAAGTTTATGCAAATATAAAAAATAAATTATTCGATAATACTTGTACGTCTATTATATCTGAACCAGCGTTTTACGAACTTGGAAATATGTTTACAGAAAAAACAATAATGTCAATCTATAGTGGGCATTTTTTAATATGGCCAGGAATGTATAAATCTGCAGAAACATTCAAGAATATGGGTTTTGATATATTTGAGGATATTATAGATCATAGTTACCAGTATTTAGAACATCCAGCCCGGCGTATTGTTGAAGCTTTTTTGAGAAACATGGATTTTTTAAATGACGTAGATTTGCAAAACAAATACAGGAAGCAGATGCTAGATAGGTTAAATTATAATTTACAATTGATTAGAAGTCCTGAAATTTTAAAACAGAATATTATTAAATTACAAATAGGATCAGAGTCATTAGATTATTATGCGGAAATGCACAAACTTGAACAGTATCTAAATACTCTATAAAAATTATAAATATAACTAATCCGGAGTGAATTAGTGCAACGCCGTACTCGTAGCATATTAGAAGAATTAGACACGTTTAGGTCACCTAAAGATCGTGAAAATCTAGTAGAATCACGTGCAAATCATGTGATTCAGGGCGCTATTAACCTCATAAATTTTATTCGTGAAAACTATGACACGGCCCAGTCCGAAGAACTAGAGCGTAGATTGCTGAACAGTATCAGAGCACAAGACAGTTCGAAATTCAGCCGCGGCGTAAAGCGTATCAAAAATGAAAATTAAAGAAGTTATTGTAGAACAAGATCCTGTTGTTTATAGAAGTGGCAGAGCACCTGCAGGAACGCCTTACACTACGGCGGCACAGGCCGGCCTTACTGGAACGCAGCCTAAACCAGGAGCATTACGTAGGGCAGCAAGCACAGTTGGAAGAGGGGCACAACAAGCAGCAAGAGCGGCAGGGCGAGGACTTGTTGGTGTCGGCCGTGCTGGTGCACAAGTTGGTAAAGCCTTAGTCAAATCCCCAATCTCTGTATCCACAGCAATTGCAAAAACAGGTCAACGATACCTCGATCCTACAAGCCTGGCTTACCAGGAAAAAGAACAGCAGAAATATAAACAAGCACAAGATCGTGCTGCTCCAAAAGTAGTAGACTATGCCCTAAGCGTTTACGATAAAGCACTAAAGGATGCTAAAGTGGATCCTGCGAAAGAACCCAATCGAGCAAAAAATATCTTAGCACAGGTTTCAGCAGCTTATTTTGCCAGCGGTGAAACAGGACAAAATAGACTGGCAGTAATGAATCAGATCAAAGACAGTATAAAAAGCCTACCTGACAGGATGACAAGAAGTGCCGCAGAACAGTTTTTAAAACAGGTAAATCAAACAACACCTGCTGGTCGGCAGTCTGCAGATGACACTAAACAAGATCAAGGATTTATCAGCAGTTTATTAGTTCCTCCCACCAGACCTAATACAATTACTCATACATCATTGCCCACAGCAGAAGGTACTGCAATATTTTGGTATCATCCAGTAATGCAAAGATGGTATCAATACTATGGTACAAATTGGCCAACAGACTACCAGACAAGTCAACAAGTCAATGATGTTTCTACATTTAATGCTCTAGAAAAACAAGTAATGGACAACAAACTAAATTTTACAAGATTAGCAAAACCAAAAGGTCGCAGGAGGAGTCAGTCTTAAAATGAAACTATTTGAAATCCGCAACACTGCTCCTCGTTGGCTACTGTGCGAAGCTGCAGAAGGTAAAAATTTACACCTCGAGCACATCGAGGATTTAGTATTCAACGAAGGATACTTGGGCGCACAACGTGCTTTAAACTATCTTGAAAGTTTACGCCAAATGTTAGCAGAAGGTGCTGGCCCTGCCAGTGCTCGTATTACAGTCAAATGGGATGGTGCTCCAGCAATTATCTGTGGAACAGATCCTGTAGATGGTCGTTTTTTTGTGGGCACTAAGTCTGTGTTTACAAAAACAGAGCCCAAGGTCTGCAAAACACCAGGAGACATTAAAAAGTTTTATGGTGATAGACCTGAACTGTCAGAAAAACTCGGCCTTGCACTAAAGTATCTCAGCAAGTTGGGTATTGGCGGCGTGCTACAAGGCGACTTAATGTTTACACCCGGTGACATCGAACAAACACAGATCGACGGTGAAGATGTTTATGTGTTTACACCTAACACTATCAGTTATGCAGTACCTGTTAACAGTGAATTGGGCAAGCGTATTGCCGCTGCCAAGATAGGAATTATTTTCCACACTGCCTACGATGGCAGTAGCCTGCCAGAAATGACTGCCAGTTTTGGTGCCGAAGTATCCGGACTTAACCGCAGCCGGGACGTATGGTTTGATGATGCCACATACAAAGACCTAACTGGTGTTGCCAGTTTAACTCCACAAGAAAATAGACAGATTGCATCAGTGCTACGTGCTGGCGCTACCACACTACAAAAAGTGCAAAAAAATAAATTCGACATTATTTTAGGTAATCCAGAGTTTAGTAAGTACATTAAGCCTTTTATCAACAACATGGTTAAAGGTGGAGAACAGGTTGGAGAGCCTATTCAGTTTTTAAATAACTTCTTGGAATTTTATCGTGGCAAGATGCAAGACCAAATCGAAAAACTAAAAGGTGGACCTGAAAGCCGAGCAGCACAGGCACGCATTGAAAAGATCCAGCAAAACGAGCAGTTTGTGGAAGATAACACCAACACACTGCTGGGCATATTGGCAGTCTATAAGCGTATTATTGAGGCAAAAATGATGATTTTACGCAAACTACAGACCATAGAAAGCATTGGCACTTTCTTAAAAACTGACACAGGATACAAAGTTACTGCACCAGAAGGATTTGTTGCAATAGGACATGATGGTGGTGCAGTTAAACTAGTAGACAGAATAGAGTTTAGCCGGGAAAACTTCTTGGCTACTAAGGCCTGGAGCAAAACCTAAATGCTTGGCCAATCGGCCTTTGACCGGGTTTGTCAAGAAACTTTTATAACCGTTTTAGATATAGGGTGCGGCCTAGGTACGCACAGTGAACTATTCAGCAAACTTGGTAAGCATGTTACCAGTATTGATTTATCTGGCAGATATAGTAAGGCTATACAAGCCAACTACATTGAATATACTATCGAAGATTCTTTTGACTGTGTTTGGTGCTGTCATGTATTGGAGCATCAGCATAATGTTCAGCAATTTTTACGTAAAATCCATAGTGAACTTAGAGAAAACGGCATTTTAGCAATTACAGTCCCACCTTTGAAGCACGAAATAGTGGGTGGCCATGTTACGTTATGGAATGCTGGACTATTGATTTACAACCTTGTACTGGCAGGGTTTGATTGTAGACAAGCAAAAATAAAAACTATAGATTATGATGTTAGTGTGATTTTAAATAAAAAATCTATCGTAGTTCCTGAGTTAAAACATGACAGGGGCGATATAGAAACTCTCAGCCCATATTTTCCTGATTTTTTCTATCATGGTGTTAACGGGCAAATAGAAGAATATAACTGGTAAGCCAACCATTTTTTTCCAAAGGCATAAATAATTGTATGCGTTTCGGCGCAGACTTTTTAAAGGAATAAGAAAATGGCAGTATTTACACGTACAAATGGTAACGCCCAAACAGTAGTATCTGTTGGTGCAGTTTCTCTAAGCGCAGAAACAGCCGGTACACCAATCATGGTTGGTGTTGGCCCAAGCCCAATTGAATTCAGAGCACTTGAAGCAAACGCAGCTATCACTGCACAAATGGGTACAAATGAAGCAGTAGAGATCCTATTGAAGTGGTTGGGTACAACTTCTACAGTACTAGGCTACCAAGTTGATGGTAACGTTCTAAGTGTTATGACACAGGCAGCAGACACCACAAGTTGGACACAGGCAAATGCCAACACAGCTCTAAGCGATGGTGGCTACGCCAACACATCTATTGCTGGTCTAACCAACACAGGCTTTAAACTAGCAACAAGTTAATTCTTGCGAGAATTAGCAAAAGGGGCAGCAATTATGCTGCCTTTTTTGTTGGCTATAAATATTTCACAATGCGTGATATCTTAATGACAACCTTGGTAGACATTACCAACACTGGCGTAATCAAGGGCGAAAGCCCGGAACGTGATCAAATGCGTAACTGGCAGTCAGTGTTACAGGTATTAGGGCTGCGTACACAGGTAAATGTTATAGCAGGTCCCGAAGTGTTTCAGTTAGAAGACCTTGACGGATTAAATTTTGGTGAAGACTATCGAGGACAACACAACGTATGGGCAGTGCGTTTCTGTGAAATGGACATGAACGACATTTATTCAGTGAAAGAACTTAGAGAAGATTTCAATGAAGTTCCTGTTATCTTAGGCTTAGAAGAGACTGCACGTTTTATGTTGCCTATATTTTTTAGTTATGGCACATTAAAAAACATACACTTTAGATATAACGAGCACAGATAAATATTAGTTGATGCTACGGCACCACTAGGCACTCTTTATGGCTCACACTGGCTTACTAAAAAAGCATCGTATAACCGTACGAGAATATTATAATGTCATCTACAGAGATAGAGAAAAAGAACCTGGAGGCGCACGTAGAACTATGTGCTGAAAGGTATGAAGCTTTGGACCATAAACTTACAAATTTGGACAATAGGCTGACCAAAGTCGAAGAGCACGTGGTTGCGATTCGTGAAAATATCACTCAAAAAACAGGTGGCATTAATAAACAGACAATCACAATGTTAAGTGGAGTAGCCGGAATACTGCTAACTACTATACTGGGATTACTGTTACACTTGGCAACCAAATAACGTGAAGATCGTCGAAGTCACCAAAACACTGTCAGTCGCTATCACAAACGAAGAAGCAGACCTGCTGATTCAGTTTGATGAAGACACACCCATGATTAAACGTCATGAACTCACAGAGCGACAAATTGAAACGGCTAATCAACTAGTAAACAAAGATTTATTAATACGTAAAAAGAATGAAGACGGCCAAATCATCTACAGAAAAAGAACTGGCAGGTAAACTGCTGGTAGACGTTGCGTTTGCTAGAGCACATCGCTGGACCGAACGTGAGTTCAATCAACTAAGATACAAAGAAGATTTTGTCATACACGTACCTATGACTAAACGTTCATGGGCAGTAGGCAAGTTTGATTTAACTGTACTAGGTGACCATAGATGGCATTTAACAGACAGAGACAGAATTGACCTTGTATTTTACAGCAGAAAAGCCGCAGTATTCTATGCGTACTTTACTCAACGCAAAAATTACAAGTTAGCAGATCCATTAGTCAGATCGGATCAGGATGTTGCCAAATATCGCGATGAAGTAGAATTTTACAGTAAAAAGTTAGCCCAACAACTTAAGAATAAAAAGGTTACTTTTGATACACAAC